CTTGAACCATAAGCTTGCTGTAGGTTGTCAATACCTTGAGCAATGCTACGACCTATTACAGTTCCTGGATCTTGGTTAACTACGTACTCAGAAAAAGCAAACTGAAGAATATCTTGTTCGGATGCTCCATCTTTATGTCTAATAGTTACCTGTTCGCCATTAGGTAATTTGACTTCGGATTCAGCCATTGTTTACCTTTTGGTTTCTAAATCAGTTTGCTCCTTGTTATTTTTTTTTACTAGTTCCAGTCCAGTATTTTTGAGGTCTTCTAATTTAGCAGAAGTTCTTTGCATTCTTGCGTACTCTTCAAAACCTGGCATATTCTGTACTACCTTGGGAACTGGCACTTCAACCTTATCAAAAGGTCTTAGTGTTTCCTTGTTGGGAACTAACATATATGCTTCACCAGATTCTGGTTTAAACTTAATTTCTCCAAACTCAGGTCTTTCAAGTAAACGAGCTACTGATGTGATCTCACTGGCTGTTGGTGCATCACCTGGATCACCCATCTCCATAAGAAAACTCAGTGTTGGTTCAGCACCACCTAATGTTTTTACTGCAATCTTTGCATCCTCAAGGTTTTTAATACCTAGTTGATTACTAACATCTGGGTTAGCCTTAGAATAATTAAGAACCATTTGTGCTGCCGATTCAGTCAATGCTTTTTCTTGTTTCTTTTGTTTGTTAGCCTGGATAGCACCACCAATAGCAGCGCCCAACTGTGCCATACCCTCTGCTTGTATGTTAGCAGCATTTGTAAATCCACTGAAGTCCAATGCCCCTAGTCGTGGGTCAACCCTTGTTCCTACTTGAAATGCCATATTATTTAATCCTTGTGTTCATCCATTTACGGATGATTGTTTTAAGCACTGGTTTGTTTGATATGAACTTAGCAAAGCGTTCACCATACTTTATGTACAAGTTATGGAACCAAGCTGGTGCATCATTTTCTAGCCAAGTACGGAACATTAACCATTTAGGATTCTCGATACCGTACACCTCACGTGCTACCCAACACTTTCCCATAAAATAGCCACCACCAATCGCACCAACTGCTTGCATTAATCCAGCACTACGTGTAGCATCAGCTTGTGCCTGAGCGCCTAGTAAACCGAACTGATTACTCTGACGTTGCATAGCCATATTGATTCCTACGTTTGGATCAAACAACTGAGGTCCTGACTGCTGACCTGCTAAACCAGAGGCTTGTCCATATAGACCTGAACCCATTGCGGTAAATTGAGATGGACGACCAAACAAAAACTGAGATGGGTCAGCACCAACTTGACGTGTTTGTCCAAATGCACTAGCACCCGCTTGTCTAGCCTCAGCACGTAGACCACTACGTACCTGCTCACGTCCAAGCAATTCAGCTGCTACAGAGCTTTGGTCACCTATACGACCCCTTGATAAGGAGCCAGCCCTAGCTGCTTGTTCAGCCATTCTGCGGCGTTCTGGAGATAGTTCTCCTTCACCTTCAGCAAATAGTGTTTCAGCTTGTTGAGCTGCTAGGTCAGCTAGTCGAGTTGCTTGTGGATCAGCTGCACGGAATGCCTCAGTTACCTCACCGCCAAGATCTTTTAATCGTGCAATTTCTCTTTCTTTAGCTTCATCTTCTATGGGTGCAGCTTCCTCAGCAGCACGTCTTTGAAGTTCTATTAATCCAGCTTGACCATCTCTGCCAAACAGTGCTGCCTCTTGTTCAGCTAATTCTAGTGCTGTGTACTGAGGACGGAATCTTTTCTCTGCTGCAATAAGACGATCCTGCAACATTGGATCAGTAATACCTTGCGCTCTACCAAAGTCAGAACCAAATAGGTATTCGCCCATTGCCTTACCTGGATCAATCGCATCAGGTTGTTGTATTGTTGTACGTCCTTTGCCCATCTTATTTAATTATTTAATATTTTTTTAAAAAATCTATTGGTGTAAGTTATTCGTGTAGGTTGGCCACCTCTAGGTCTTATAGCTATTTTATTCTTTTCAAGAACCTCTGGGCAACGACTTAGAAAATCCCTTGCAATATCCTTGAAGGCATCCTCACCTTTAGCAAAAAGAAATGCTAAAAATATACTATCTCCGTCCTCTCTGTCAGCCTCCCAGTTATTGATAAATTCCCATCCATCGTCCTCGTTGCAATTATACCACATAAAGACACCACGAATAGAGGTATCCTCATTGTAGTGAACGATTAATGTTTGCTTCGCCCAGTGATAGGCTACCATTAAGCGTATAAGTTCTTTGTCCCAGTCCTCGAACACCCTTCCGTTCTCGTGTTCAATACAGAAGTCCACCACCTCATCCATAGCAAGGATAGCATCCTTTTGAGTTCTATTCTCAAGAGCTACTTGTACGGATTGAAGTAAACGATTGTATCCCATTAGGTTAGTTTTGTAATATGGATATATACGTCATCTGCTTGCCAAGCATTGTTTGATGCAAAGCTGACAGGTGAAGCGTATAAGGCTAACTTGTCTGTTGATGTATTACTTACTGTTCTAATATATTTTATGGAAATAGGCATATATTGAGCAACATCATACGGAATGTCTTCTTGCAATAAATTAGTACCAGATGAAGTTGAGCTAACAAGACGTAATCCATATTCATCAGAACTTGTGGTATCATTGTCTATAAATGACCCAGATATGTCTATGAAGTATGTACCAGTTGAAGCAAATGTAATATTGCCTGATGAAAAACTTACAATGCTGTCAGGATCAAAAACCTCTGACATATTCTCAAAGTAATAAGTACTACCTGGGTTAGCACCAGCATCAGCACTTTTTATTATAGCTGTATTTTTAGTAGCTGATTGACCATTAGCAACAGCAGTAGTAACAAATGCTGTTGTAGCTACTCTAGTTGTGTTGTTCCCAGCTGACTGAGTTGTGGTAGTAGGGTTACCACCTAGAGCAACATCATCAGATATATCAACCACACCTGCATTGGTCATTGTGGCATCACCACTAAGGGCTGCTGCTGTAAAGCCAGTTCCGTCACCAATAAGTATTTGTGTATCAGTAACTGCCTTAGCGGATATGTCTCCCTCTGAGTTAGCATCACGCACCATTACAGTATTAGCAGCAACGTGTTGCATCTTTGCAAATGTAACACCAGTAGTTGTACTAGAACTGTCAGCTAACTTAACGGTTGTAATACCACCATCCTTTACAATAATTTTTTGTGGGCTTGAGCTATCAAGTGCAGTGCTTGTATCGTCAACAGCCCCTGATGCAAATGTTGCATTATCTACAAGGGCATCAAGGTTAGCTGCTGTAACTTGATCGCCTGTTGTAAAATCTGTACCTTTTGATAAAATTGCCATTACTGTGCCTTTTCAGTTGAACGGAATGAGATAGCGCCATCAGCCTCAATAGCCCTTATCTTTGGCCGTCCTGTTGTATTATTAATTGTAAATTGTAAACCGTATCCACGTCTATTACCTATTCTACCACGTATGGATACATCTTCTGCTTCAGGTAAAGCGGAACCAACAAAACTATTAAGTGTTCCTATGGAAAAAGTTGCATCAGGGTTCTCTGTTTCAGCGGATATGTCAAAGTCAGAGGCAGTTGATTCGCCTGACTCAATGTGCATATCAAATTTTTTCCAATTTTTTCTATCCAAAGTTTGTAGTGTATATTGACGAGTAGTAAGAGAACCATCCACATTTATATTTTTTTGTGAACCACCTATCTGTGTTATGACTCGATCAACACCATCAACTCGTGCATCCAATCTTTGTACGCCACCAATATCGTTGACTGCGTATACACCTCTATTGTCTCCTGCACCAACAACCAACAGGTTTGATATGTGGAAGTCAGCATCATTTACCTGGTCAATACTTTCCCACTGTTTGTTTAAAAAATTATAAACAAGCACAGCGTTGTTTTTTGTTGATGTGTCCAGTGGCACAGCAATAAAGTAACGATTATCAAAGTAAGCAGCTACTGAGTTTTCCCAATATGTTTTGTTTATTCTTTGTACAGTTACATTGATTGGTTCGCTAAGTGGTGTTTCAGTACCACGTAGATTGTACTCATCAAAGAACTGTGTACTATATACACCATTGTCAGAAAGAAATATAACTTGATTACCTACTTGTATGATTGATTGACGTGCAACACAACCTACCTCATTTGTAAGTAATCGAGTACTAGCTCCTTGTAATGTAGTAGTATTAGATATTAGATGAATGCTGTTACGGTTGAACACCATTAAGTTATCCTCTGAGAATGAGTGCAGTGCTACATTGAAGTCAGCTTCACCTGCATTAAATCTGTATTGAGCAAATATTTTATCGTAGGTGTCCGTATCCAAGATGTCAGATGCTATTACCTCATCAAGTATCCCTCTGGATGTAAATGAATCAGTGGATGCATCCACGCTAAAATTAAATGGCATAACTAATCTACGCTGATGATAAACAGCATAAGGCGGTGCTGGCATATGGGTAAAGCCTAGACCCACAGATACCCTCTTCGTAAAGTGTACGTCCGTTTGATTGCTTACGTCATCACTATTAACAAAAAACTTAAATGCAGAAGAAGTAGCTTCTGATACTGTAAATTCAGTTCCTGCTGTAAGTGTGCTACCACCTGCGGTTGTAAGCGTTACTATATCTCCTTCAGATAAAGTGTTAGATACAGTAACAGTAGCTAACCCATTTGTAATTACAAAACCTGTTGCAGCTAAATTAGTAGGTTGTGTATAAGTACCACTAGCTACCTTTGTAAAGGCTGGTGTGCCACTAAATGATCCATTCCATTCTAAAGCTGTGCTACCGTTGCGGAATATAAACACTTTGTTAAATGCTTGAAGCATTGATACACTTGATGAAACACTTAAACCTGATGGGTAGGCAATATCCGTAGTAGCACCTGTGGCTATGTTTACAGCAACAGCCTTTACGTTTGCTGCAAAAATAATGTACTGACTAGCTGATGCATTAGGATCAGAGAAAGCACAGGAACCATAAATAGCATTTACAGCATCGTCATCAAGTATGCCAAACTTTACTGTAGCTGTACCACTTGCTGTTCCTGTATATGTTTGATCAGCTATTGTAATCTGAGTACTGCTATTTTTTGTAAAAGCACGATTGCCGTTAACAGCTGGACCAGTACTCATTGTTACTCCTGATATATTAACTGTTCCAGAACTTGGAAAGTCAGTAGCTGTAACATTTGTCAGAACTACAGTAGCATCAGTCCTTGTGGCTGTTACTGATGTATCATCAGCTACTAAGGTAAATGGAAGAGTAAGAGCTGAAGAACCTGATGACAATGGGTTTGATATTAAATCAATGCCCTTGCGTACTTGTGCTTCGCCCCTGCGGTCAGTCCTTAGATTCTGTGCATCAGCAAGCATACCCGCTGGCAACTGGTCAGGCCGTAGGCGGTTATTGAACCCAATAAAACCAACATCACCATCCTTGGCAATGCGGTCATCCAATGCTCCAAACTTGCTGTACTCGGCCATTAAGCAGTTAAACCTCTTCGCTTGCTGTACATTTTATGATGAGCTGTATGTCTTGCAGTCCCTCTTTTAAACGGGCTTTTAGCTTGTACAACAAAGTCCTCTAGTTCAAAAACAGGCATACGCTCAACTGATGCATCAACCTTTGGTTTTACTTCAGGTGATTTTTTAGAACTAACTATTTTGTTAGCTAAATTATATGCAGCAGTGCCTTTGCGTAATTTAACTTTTTTTGGCATATTAGTATTTATTATTTTGGTTTGCTTGCTTGCCAATCTTTCATAGCTTGTTGATACCTTACCTCAGAATAATTTCTTCCTATTTTGAAATCCCGCTTTTTTGGTTCTCTTTTTTCCCACTGCGCTATTCTTTTGGCAGTTGTCATACGTGGTCCATTTTTACCTGGAGTGTTTCTACTTGAACCGCTACCACTTGTCTTGGTACCATTTTTAACGCCACCATTTTTTGTAGTTGGTTTTGATGTATTCCCGTGAGTTTTTTTAGGCTTAACTCCTAGCTTTGATTTTGATTTTAAAGTTGGTTTTGATTTACCAAGCTTTGCACGTTTGCTTATACTTCTTATATGCTTTCTCATTGTATTTTTATATATATTATTAATTGTTAACATTTCCAGCGCCGTAGGGCTAGTGCCTTACGAGTTGGTCTTCCTTTTGAATCCTTCATTGGCCCTTTGACACCAGCCATTCTGGCACAAAATGATTTCTTACGAGCAAGTTTCTTTCCTGTTGGCTTGCTCTCAGTAACTGGTGGCTTTAGGTTAGCCCCAGTCTTACGTTTAAAGTAAGCACGTCCTGCTGCGGTAAGTCCACCCTTTTTACTTTTATGTTCTTTCCTCATCAATACCTTTGTGCTTATCAGTAATATGTCTTTCTTGTATAAGTATCTTTAGTTTCATATTAAGACGGATCATATCATTGTCCAGTGCTTGTATTTGTTTCTTTAATTTGCCAAGTGATCCTCCGCAATCACCAAGGGCTGGGTTCACTGTATTGGTTACCCATTTCCAAATGTGCCAAACAAAGAAACCTAGACCTATTAACGCAATCAACGAGAAGCCAAACTTGGCTACTACATCTGCCCAATGTTGGAACTCGTAACCGCTCATTAGTCATCCCTGCAATCTTCTTTACCTTCGCTTGCAGCAATCCTTTCTAAGTTTGGTTCACAATTAAATGCACAAGAAAACTGTGTATCAATTTTAATTATGTCGTTGTTCATAGTATCTACTTTATTTTCTAAAGATATAAGAGCCTTTGACAATCCAGTGATTCTGTCGGATACTTGCTTAAGTATAAATTTTAAAATAATAAACAAAAACCAACCAATGGCTAATGCGGATGCAATAGGTATTCCTACTTGTTCTACAAAACTTAATATATCTCCCACCATTATTAGCTCCTTACTTTTGCTCTAGGTGTATTGGCAACAACTGTTTTCTTGGATTGCTTTTTCTTCCTAGCAGTTGCTGCTCTTTCTGACTTCGATAGGCTAAGAGCCTTTCTTTTAGGTAAGCAGCGGTCAGGGTTCTTCTTGTCCTTAGACGTTCCGCAAGGTCCTTTGATGCTTCCATCAGTTCCAATACGTACCCAGTTTTGTTTCAGCCATTGTTTTAGTTGAGCCATTATCTACCCTTGCGTTTACCTCCCTTTGCTTTCTTAGCGTAGTTAGGATCCTTGCAGTACTTAGAAGCAGCTAGGTTAGCGTACGCTGATGGATAAGTATCAAACGTACGTCTAGCCCAAGCCTTGCCTTCAGGGCATATCTTACCCCCGCTTTTTGCTTTTCTTTTTGCTGGCATTGTTTACAATTGATTTAAGTAACTTAGCTTGACCTGCGTGAGCCTTAGAAGCCTTCTCAAGTTTTCTTGCGACTGTTAGTATTTTTCTTTGCATTTCGACCCCTTAGTTTCTTAAAGTCAGCCCCAGTAATTTTATTACGAGGGGCGGCAACCCTAGCTAACCTTTTTTGTTTTGGACTATACTTGCTAAATGGCATTACTTCTTTTTTCTTTTGACCATTTTTTTAGCAACTTTTTTGGTTGGCTTTTTACCACCCTTCATCATTTTTCCATAGTGACCTGGCATAGTATTATCTCCTTGTTTTATGTTATAGTGTACTTCTTATTTTAAAGTAGCAGAATGCTACAAATCCTCCAATAATCAATGCTATCCAAAATCCAGTGTCGCTCATCTCTGGGATGGCTGCATTGAAACCTGTAGTTGAAATTTGACCTGGGGCATTTACACGAACAGCCAATGACCCCATTGTAT